CTATAGGATTAACATGCGTATTAAAGCTTTTAAAGATGCTAAAGGCCCCATGAGTGTGGGCAATAAGTTTACCCTATACAAAAAGCAGTACACGGTTGTTCGCTACGAGTTGGATGCTAATAACGTCCCACTGATGCGGGCAACTGACGGCAAGAAGGATTTCTTCTTTTACGAAGATGATCTCAATGTCGAACCGGAAGCGTGACTACAAGAAAGAGTACCGGGACTACCACGCTAAACCTGAACAGATTAAGAGGCGAAATGCACGTGGGACAGCTAGAAAGCTGATGATCAAGAAACATGGGAAAGCAGCCTTAAAAGGTAAGGATGTGGACCATAGAGATCGAAATCCACGAAATAACTCTACATCTAACCTCAGAATCCAATCAAAGAAGGTGAATCGTGCCCGAAACTCGCACAAATAGTGCCACCTCTAGGAAGCCACCACCCCCATTCATTGACCCAGAAATCATCAAATACCTCGAAAAGGTGTTCCCTGATGTCATGCCTAAGTACGACTTATCGAATGATGAGAAGTGTTTCAAGGCTGGGCAAGTCGATGTGGTGCGGCGACTGAAATCGATATCGAAATCTCAATCCGAAAATCTTCTAGAGGTAAAATAAACATGTGCATGTCACGCGCTCCCGCACCTGCGCCCACCCCTGCCCCACCTGTTGCAGCACCAGCAGTTTCAGTTCCTGAAGCACCAGTGTTGAACGAGGATACGGTAGGCGTGGAAGGTGATGCCCTGAACACAAAGAAGCAGGGTATTAAGAAACTGAAAATTGATAAGAACGTAGGGGGCATGACCGAAGGTGCTGGCCTCAATGTTCCCGGTGGTGCTACCACCTCAACTGGCTCCACTAATTAATGGATGAGGTGGGAGCCGAAGCCAACGGTAAAGGACTTGGGGAACAGCGTTATGCGAACCTTGAGACTGTACGTGAACCGTATTTATCACGGGCACGTGAGGCTTCTGAATTAACATTACCAGCATTGATCCCCCCGTCAGGATCGAATGGTGCCACAAACCTAGACACCCCATATCAAAGTGTGGGTTCCAAGGGAGTTAATAACCTCAGTGGTAAGTTGCTGATGGCTTTGCTCCCACCGAATCAATCCTTCTTTCGCCACTCCATTGATGACTTCACACTTGATGAACTTGCAAAGGAGAAAGGTGCTAGGGCTAAAGTTGAAGCTGCACTTGGTTCTATTGAACGTGCAGTCCAAACCAAGGTTGAACGTGATGCTCTTCGCGTACCCTTATTTGAATGCCTAAAGCACCTGATCGTTGGTGGTAACAGTCTATTGTATCTCCCTAAAGAAGGTGGGATGCGGGTATTCAAGCTTTCCCAATACGTAGTCAAGCGTGACCCAATGGGTAACCTACGTGAGATCGTGGTGCGTGAGTCAATCTCCCCAGATCAGGTTCCAGATGATGTTAAGAAGACAATGGAAAATGATACCACAGATGAATCCCCAGATAAGACTGTGGACATGTACACGTATGTACGAGTTGTGGGTAAGCGTTGGAAAGTACACCAAGAGATCAAAGGTATCACCATTAAAGGCTCTGAGGGTACGTACCCATTGGACCGTGTTCCTTGGTTGGCCCTACGTTACACCCGTATTGACGGTGAAGATTATGGACGGGGTTTCGTTGAGGAATACCTAGGTGACCTGAAGTCACTTGATGGTCTCATGCAAGCCGTAGTCGAAGGTGCAGCAATCTCAGCCCGTGTGTTGTTCTTGGTGGACCCTAATGGTTCAACTGACCAAGAGACAATCTCAGAGGCAGAGAATGGTGATGTAGTTGAAGGTAACGCCAATGAGGTGTCAGCCCTTCAGGTACAGAAACATGCAGACATGGGCGTGGCTGAACGTGCTATTCAACGCCTAGAGGAACGCCTAGCTGAAGCCTTCCTGATGCGCTCATCGATCCAACGTAATGGTGAACGTGTTACCGCGACTGAGTGGAACCTCTTAGCATCTGAACTGGATGATGCCTTGGGTGGCCTCTATGGTCTCCTATCTCAAGACTTCCAGTTGCCACTGGTGAACATCCTGATGTGGCGCTTACAGAAAGCAGGTAAAGTCCCTGCCCTTCCTAAAGAAGCTGTACAGCCTACCATCATCACGGGCCTTGAAGCACTTGGCCGTGGTCAGGATTTGCAGACCTTACAAGCATTCGTCAAAGACCTCGTTGGTCTAGCACAGGCTGACCCTACAGTTATGCAACGGTTGAACGTTGGTGACCTGTTGTCACGCCTAGCTACCGCACGTGGCATTGATGATAAGGGCCTTATTAAGGATGAAGATACCATCCAGAATGAACAGGCTATGGCTAAAGAGGAACAACAGAAGCAACAGGGTAACAACCAGATGATGGAACTGGCAGGTAAGCTAGGCCCTGAAGCCATGAAACAAATGGGTGGTATGAATCCCCCTGAAGGAACGCAATAAACTATGGTTGATAAAGTAATCATCGATTCTCCCGATACAGCCCAAACCCCTCCCGAAGGCCACGATGCAGCAATGGCAGCACTTGTTGATAATGCAGGTGACCCTGATGCCGCACCACCAGCCGCGCCTGAAGAGGCACCTAAGTTTGCTGGTAAGTACGGCAGTGTTGAAGAGTTGGAGAAGGGCTACGCTGAGTTACAAAAGAAATTAGGTAACCAGGATAAAGCTGACGAACCTTCTACCGATACACCGCCAGATGAAGCTGACAAGTCTGCTAAGATTGAGAAGCCAGATGCAGAGAACCCTGATGTTGATGCAGCCAAGGAAGCTGTTGAGGCCGCTGGGTTAGACTTTGACTCTTACAGTAATGAGTTTGCTGAGAAGGGTGAGTTGTCTGAGGGTACGTATGAGGCCTTGGAAAAGGCTGGTATCCCTAAAGACATGGTGGATCAGTTCATTGCTGGTCAACAGGCTGTAGGCGCACAAGTCTACAACTCCATGATGGAAACTGCTGGTGGCGAAGAGGCATACCAAGGGATGTTATCTTGGGCTGCTGAGAACTTTGCTGAAGGTGAGATTGATGCCTTCAACGCAACCATCGACGCAGGTGACCTTAACTCTTCACGCCTAGCTATCGCAGGTCTGAAGGCACGTTATGATGCATCTGAAGGTAACGAACCAACCCTGACAGGCGGTAACAATACATCGACTGATGGGGCTGTGTACGAAAGCTGGGCACAGGTAACGGCTGACATGTCAGACCCACGTTACAAGAATGACTCAGCATATCGAAACAAGGTGAGCATGAAGTTGGGACGTTCCAACATTTAATTAATGCCACCTATAGGAACACTCACTGTAGAGGCGCGTTAAACCGCGCTCCGGTGAGCATTGCCCCCTGCCGTAGCTTTATCTCCTTTCACTACGGCGGGGGGCCTTACCTACCCTTGTGACCATGATGCGCTGAATCCTTATTCGGCATCTAACTTCCACATCACACCCGAATCGAAGGCCCGACTGATTTCCTATGCGTAGGTGATCTTAGGACACCCGGATGTGCCGTGTTGTGAACGAAGGAAGCTAAATCTCCTTTAACTCACAAGGTAATTTAATATGTCTAATGCTACCGTTTCTCGTGTCGGCCAGAGCAATCTGGCTGGTGACGATCAAGCACTATTCCTGAAAGTATTTAGTGGCGAAGTTATGGCTGAATTTGCCATTAACAACGTTGCACTCAACCGCACGATGGTGCGTACCATTTCCAGCGGTAAATCGGCTCAGTTCCCGATTATGGGTAAAACCTCTGCCGCATATCACACTCCCGGCGCTGAGATCGTAGGCACTGCCATCGACCACGCTGAACGTGTGATCACGATCAACGACCTTCTGTTGTCGAGCGTGTTCATCTCCAACATCGATGAGGCCATGAACCACTATGGTGTTCGTAGCCACTACTCGAAAGAGTTGGGTATGGCATTGTCGAACCAGATGGACCGCCACATCCTTGCTACCGGTGTCAAAGCTGCCCTTTCGACGGCAACGCTGACCACGGCTGGTAACGCTGGTGAAGTTGTTACGGACGCTGATGGTGACACCAGTGCTGACTCGCTCATTCAATCCATCTTTGATGCCGCACAGGCATTGGATGAGAAGAACGTTCCTGAGTCGGATCGCACGGTATTCTTGAAGCCAGCCCAGTACTACTTGCTGGTCAATTCGAGTTCCAAGCTGATCAACGTTGATTATGGTAACTCCGGTAACGGTTCTACCGCATCCGGTAAAGTATATAACGTCGCTGGTATTGATATCGTCAAAACCAACCAACTTCCGACCACCAATATTACCACGGGTGTCGAAGCTGGTGGCGATGCTACCGCCCAAGCAGTTGATGCACGTAACGGTCTCGCACTTGTCATGCACAAGTCGTCTATTGGTACGGTCAAGCTGATGGACCTGTCGAGCGAATCTGAGTACGACATTCGTCGCCAAGGTACGCTCATGGTTTCCAAGTACGCTTGTGGTCATGGTGTATTGAAGCCTGACGCAGCTGTATGGATTCGTACCGCGACTCCTGCATAATCTCTCTCTTAATGGGGGCTATCTCTTAAATGAGGTGGCCCCCATTTTTTGCATTTAATAGGAACCTCATGGCAACTCTTGCACCAACTACAAAACTAGAAGCCATCAACGCAATGTTGGCGGCAATAGGACAAGCACCTGTGAACAATCTCACTGGGAGCGGGTCTTTGGATACCTCAGTGGCCATCCAGACACTTGATCGTGTTAACCGTGAGGTTCAGTCACGTGGATACCATTGGAATACTGATAAGTCCTACACGCTGACACCTGATGCAACCACAGGGAAGATTGCTGCTGTCGGTACGATGCTTCAGGTGGACACTGTAGGTACTTACATTAATACGGACATAATCAAACGTGGTGAGTTCTTCTGGGATCGTATCAACCACACCTTCGTATTCACAAAACCACTCAAAGCAGACATCGTATGGCTATTGGACTTTGAAGATATCCCTGAAGTCGCCCGTGTCTATATCTACACCCGCGCAGGTCGCCTGTTCGCTGATGGACGTATTGGTTCACAGATCATCGACTCGTTCACACGTGCTGATGAGTCTACGGCCAAGGCCATGCTGAAGAAGGCTGAAGGTAAGACCATGAAAGGTAATGTCCTGGTTGGAAATAGAAGTACGTTCCGCACGATTGATCGGCAGTCCAGAGGGAAGATTCTCTAATGGCTTCCCTAAAAGGAACCCTCGTAACAGGGACCATCCCAAACATGATCAATGGGGTGAGCCAACAGCCTTTTGTCTTACGGCTCCCCAACCAAGCTGAATCACAGGTGAATGGTTACTCGTCTGTGGTTGAGGGATTAACACAACGTCCATCAACTAAACACCTAGCAAAACTTGCAACCACATCACGATCTAATGCCTTCCTACATACCATGAACAGAGATGACACTGAGAAGTACTCAGCGATATTCAGTGATGGTGATGTTGAGGTGTTCGACCTGTTCACTGGTGCGCCTGTAACGGTCAACTTTGAAGAGATGACGAAGAACCTTATTGTTGATGCTGTGGCAACTGAGACCAGTGATGGTTATCAAATAACACTCCCAGCTACCGTGACTACGGTCACCTTGGTCACCACAGGTATCACCACAGCTACCGTGTTGTGGGAGAAGTCTGCCACAGGTGCTTTCGCTGGGGAAGAGACCCTTGTGCGTACCGATACGGCAGACACCAGTGCAACTGTGGCTTGGACCTCTGGTGAGTACATCCGGGCACGGTTGTCAGCCTACACCACAGGCACGATTGATGCTGATGTCCTATCTAACAACACCAACTACATCAAAGCTACAGACCCTAAAGCTGTACTACGTGCTGTCACTGTGGCTGACTTTACGTTCCTAGTGAACTCATCCACCACCACAGCAGTACTACCAGACCTCACAACAGTGCGTGACCCTGAAGCAATCGTCTGGGTAAAGAAGTCAGACTACGGCAGAACCTTCAAGGTAACCGTTACGCCTGACTCAGGTACAACCCGTGCTGTTACCTACACCACACCAGATGGTTCCACTGCTGCCCACACCTCAAGCCTTGATACGGTCTACATTGCCTCACAGCTTGAGACTGTTCTAGCCACCTTCCCAGAACTGTACGTGGCACGTTATCAGGACGCTCTGCATATCAAGTATGTAGATGGGCGTGAGTTCTCTGTGGCAACTGAGGATGGCCAAGGTGGCACCGGGATGATTGGTGTTAAGGAAGCTGTTCAACAGTTTAAAGACCTGCCACAGCATGGACCTGATGGGTTCGATGCAGAGATTGCTGGAGATGATCAGTCTGCATTTGATAACTACTACGTCAAATTTGATAAGCAGAATGATGATAATGGTAATGGTGTTTGGGTGGAAACGGTAAAGGGTGGAATAACCTACAAACTGGACCCAACCACGATGCCTCACATCATGGTACGTGAAGCTGACGGTACGTTCACATTTAAACAACAGACTTGGGCAGATCGCACGGTAGGTGATGATACATCTAACCCAACACCATCGTTCATAGGGAATACCATTGAAGATGTGTTCTTCTACAGGAACCGCTTTGGTGTACTGGCTGATGAGAACGTTATTATGTCACGTGCTGGTAAGTTTGAGAACTTCTGGCAACCTACTGTGACCACTGTTCTTGATGATGGCCCCATCGATGTCGCGGCTGCACATAACAAGGTGTCACTGCTGAAACACGCAGTACCTTACGATGAGCAACTACTCCTGTTCTCTGAGTTGACCCAGTTCCGAATGGGTAATGAGAAGATTCTCACGCCTAATACGGTTGAGATTGAACAGACTACAGAGTTCCAAGTAGAGACCGTCACTAAGCCTATTGCCTCTGGTAACAACGTCTACTTCGCATCCCCTAAAGGCTCTTGGACGGGTGTACGTGAGTATGTGGTGGATAAAACTACAGCAGTGAAAGATGCTGCTGACGTGACCTCACATGTACCTAAGTATATCCCTAAGAACGTCTTCCAGTTCACCGCTGCTGACAACGAGGAAATCCTGGTTGCACTCAGCCGTGATGCCCCGGATACGATGTTCGTATACAAGTACTACTGGTCAGGAAACGAGAAGCTTCAGTCCAGTTGGTCTAAGTGGAAACTAGAGGAAACCAACGTCAACATCCTTGCTGCTGAGTTCATCCGTACAACCTTGTACCTAGTGATTGAGCGTAGTGATGGTGTGTACCTTGAGAGCCTTAATATTGAACTTGGGCAGACTGATACTGACTCAGCCTATGCATACCTCGTAGATCGTAAGGTGTATGAATCTGAATGTACTGTGGCTTATGACGCAGGTGCAAATCAGACCACAATCACCCTGCCATACACTGTAGCCACGGGTTCAACCATGGCTGTCTCTGTACGTGCAGGTGATGCCACCTCCCCTGAAGGCCGTGTGCTTCCAGTGGTGAGCCAGAGTGGGACTGATGTTGTCATTAGTGGTGATCATTCATCCACGTTGATGGTAATCGGGCAGCAGTACACCCTTCGTTATAAGTTCTCTACCTTCATTATGAGGGGAACTGAGAGTGGCGCGAAGGTGGCGATTAATGCTGGCCGTCTACAGATTGGTCAGATGACACTGAAATATGCAGCCACTGGTTATTTCCAAGTGGTCGTAACTCCTGAGTACTCTGATCCATATACATACACCTTTACGGGGCGTGTAACAGGATCAAACAATAATGTGATCGGTTCTGCTTCCCTAGAAGATGGTGATTATTACATCCCAATCGGGTCTCGTAACACTGAGGTAACCGTAGAGGTTATCTCTTCATCCATGTTCCCCTGTTCCTTCCAAGGCGCAGAGTGGGAAGCAATGTACACCACAAGAGCAACAAGGGTTTAAATATGAGACATGCCAGAAGTTCGTCTGTTGATGACGTTCTCTGGCTTTCTCCTAGGCTACGGGATGCTGACCAGCGTGAACTCGCTGCTGCATCATCACGCCCAGAGGAAGCCTTGAGTAACGGACTGCATGACAGTCTGATTTGTAAAACGATATGCAATGACCAAGGTGAACCTGTGGCTATGTACGGTGTGGCACCGGGGCCTGAACCGTTGATTGGCCACCCGTGGCTCCTTGGGTCAGATAAGTTAGTAGATGTATCCCTTACATTTTTAAGGGAATCAAGTGGAGCGGTTAAGTCCTTACATGAGGCTGGCCCATTCCCCCTACTCCTAAACTACGCAGCATCATTCAATAAACTACACATAAGCTGGTTGTTGTGGTGCGGGTTTAGCTTGGGGAAGACCATTGATGTCAACGGCACCCCCTTCACTGGATTTTATAGGATACAAGATGTGTGAACCTGCAACCATCGCAATGATGGCACTTACTGCTGCCAGTGCTGCTGCAACCATGATGTCACAGACTGCCGCCGCTGATGAACAAACAGCAGCCAACGAGAGACAACGACAGGCCAACGAGAAAGGCCGTGCGTTTAATATCCAACAGGTAATGAACCAAGAGACCGAAGACTACGATGCAGCCTTAGTTGCAAAGGAAGATGCTTCTATTGAGGCTGCTAAAGCAAAGGCAACCGCACGTGTAGCATCTGGTGAAGCTGGTCTCGCACTAGATAGTAATAGTGTGAAGGTGATGATGGGTGACTTCTCACGCCAACAGGGCAAGAACGAAGCCCAGATCGATGACAACCTGAACCGCATGAAACAACAGCGGAACAAGGAGATCACCGGGATTCACCTACAGGCTGACTCTAAGAATGCACAGTTGGTTGCACCACCTACCCCAGATTACTTGGGAACCGCATTGGCGGCTGGTGGGAAGATGTTTGGTCAGTACACCAGTATGAAGATCGATAAGCCAGATGTACAGAAGCCAAGCCTAGGTCCACGCTATGAAACCACACTGGATTACTGATGACTGAATTAACTAAGACGGGTTACAAGGCGTCTGTATCCTTAGTAAATGGTTTCACCCAAGCTGCACCTGCTAACAGGAACGCTGGGCGATCTGCTGCTGGTCTTGCTGATGCCCTCTCATCCCTCGCTCCTGAACTTGGTAAGTATGCTGAGAAGAAGCGTGATGAGAAGGCCAAGCTGGATGAGCAAGAGGGTACAGTTGAAGGTAAGAAGGCTGCACTCCTAGCTAACGCCATGGGCCTTCAGAAGGCAGTGAGCCAAGGCCTAATACAGGATACAGAGAACCCTTGGTACTGGAAAGAATTTGAAGAGCAACGTGGTCGCCTAGCGGGTCAGGACTATGGTGTTGAACTCAAGGCTGCATACGCTGAGTCGGAAGCTGCTGGTTCACTTGATGCTAAATCCTTTGATGCGTTTGCTACTGAGTTCAGAGCCAAGAAGATGGCTGAGATGGGTGAGCAAACGGATAACTTTGAGGCACAGTGGTTAGAGAAGATCACATCCTCAGAGGCTGGACTTGCTGCCCAACATGCTGAAGGTGTTGCCTCACGTGTGAAGGCTCAGACCATCGATAACACTAAGAATGAGATCGTTGGTTTCCTTGATATCGATAACTCTACACCAGAACAGATGGTGGCAAGCATCACAGACCTACGTAAGCGTAAAGACTTCGTAGCCATGAACCACTTGGACTTCCGGTCTGCTGTGGTTGATGCCGTTGTACTCAAAGCAATGGAGACCAACGATGAGCGTTACCTGAAGGCATTCGATTGGATTGACCTAGGTGGTAAGGGTGCCCTTGGTAACACCAATGAGGTACGAGAGATACGCCGTAAGACGCACGTGAGTATCCTCAATACCAAGGCAACGATTGATGCGAACAAACATAGAGATCGTGAACGTGTACGCACCAAACAGATCAGGGATGCGAAGCGTGAGATCGATGAGGCCCTAGCTACAGACTCAGGGCACCAGTTTGATTTTGAGGCACTAAAAGCAAAGTACCCTCAGTTCGACACCATGCGTTCCCACATCATGGACACCCGGAAGTCCTTCAGACAAGAAGATGAAGAAGAGACCCCGGCTGACCTCGTAGCTATTGATATTGAGTTCGAGCAGAACCCTACACTAGAGAATGTCAGACTGTTATTCAGTTCTGACAGTCGCCTCATCAAGAACGCTACAACCTTCAACAGATATCTAACACTCGCTCGTAAGATTGAAGATTCTGGTGGGAAGATACCTTCCACATGGAAGCGTAGATTCACAGACATGAAGACCACATACGATGCAAAGTTTCGTGGTGGGCGTGGTGGAAGACAGAAGCCTGAATACGTAACCAAATGGCGTCGAAAAGCATGGGAGTTAGTCATGCGTGATGATTGGGATGGTCTCCATGAATCAGAGAAAGACAAAAGCTTCGACCTCATGGAACGTGAGTTAGACCAAGATTTCTCACAATAAATAATAGGAAACCTTATGGCAGAGCCAACAGCCGCAGATGCTACTTATCTGCAAGAAAACCCAGATATGGCAGAAGCGTTTGACCGTAAGTTCGGTGCAGGTGTCTCTGCTGGTATCTTAGCGCAAGCACAAGAAGCTGCACCAGCGGCCCCACCTTCAGCTACACCTGAAGCACCTACCCCCGCACCTCCCGAAGCTGCACCACAGGATGACGGTGTTGATGGCTTCATTGATAACGCACTGGACATCGCTTCAGGTATCCCTTCGGGCATCCTAGAGTCGGTGGACAATGGTGGCAAACTCCTAGAGGACATGCTGGACTCAGTAGGTGTTCCTACAGGTGTACGCCTGACGAACTCCCAAGGTGAGTTTGACCCAGGATTTATGAGCCGGGATGACTACAATGCATCCGTTGATTCCGGTGAGATGCAGCCACTGCTAGGTGACCGTAACAAGCCTGAGAATGGTGGGTTACTGAATGCTGTTGATGAGCCTGATACCGCTGTAGGTAAACTTACACAGGGTGTCTCACAGTTCGCTGTGGGTCTCCTTGGTGCAGGTAAAATCCTCAAAGGCGCAGGTATGCTCAAGCTGGCAGCTAAAGGTGCCGTTGTGGACTTCAGCCTGTTTGATCCACATGAGAAGCGTCTGTCCGACATCGCTGATGAGTGGGGTTACGGTAACATCGTTACTGATGCCCTAAAGTCAGAGCCGGGAGATAATGCTTGGATTGGACGCCTAAAGAATGCTGGTGAGGGTGTAATCCTTGGTGGTGTGTTGGACTCGTTCATTGCCAGCATCAAGGTACTCAAGGGTGCCAAACACAAAGATGTCGCTGCTGTTGAGGCTGCACTTAAAGAGGCAGATGATGCAGCAGGTAAGGCGTATGATGCGGATGGTAATGTCATCCCACAAGAAGCACCTGTAGCACCAGCTGCTGTAGCTGATGAAGCTGCACCTGTAGCACCCACTACTGTAGCTGACGAAGCTGCACCTGTAGTTAAACCTGTAGAACGTGATATCATTGACACATCACGCCCCCCTACCCCAGAAGAGTTGGCTGACAAAGCCTACAAGACTGATGGCGTGGACATGGGTGGTGAGGTGTTCAACGAGGCAACTGCTGCTGAAGTTGATGCCATTGCTAAAGAGATCGCCCGTACAGGTGCCTTACCAAAGGATATCGCTGGACGTATGAACCTAGCGCGTCATGTGAAGAATGCTGTTGATCAACGTGATCTTTCAGCAATCAACGCTGCGCTATCTACGGTGTTCAAGAAGTCTCTCTCAGGTGTATCTAAGACTAAATCACTGGCGAGTATGAAGTCTACGGCTGTAAGCATCGTCAGACGTTTGGACTTTTCTGCTGACCCTGAGTTAGCGGTTCAAGCTGCCCTGCAACGTGCGGGTGGTGTAGAGCAACTACAGTCTGAGTTGATGGCTGCTGAGTTGATGACGGTCTCATTGGAAACCAGTGCGAACAAGTTATCTCAGGACATCACTGCTGGTATCTTTGATGCCTTCGGTGGCTCCAAGGCAGCAGCAGAAGCTGAATATGTCCGTATGATCAAGATGGCTGCTGAAGCTAACACGGTCACACAGACGATCCTCAGTGGCGCTGGTCGTACACTACGTGCTTCACAAGAAGGTGGTGCTGTATCACAGGCATTTGGTGGCGTTAAGACTGCCATTGCACAAGCTGATCACATGGCCCGTAGTAAACTGGGTGACAGCATTGAAGGTGTACGTGATGCGGCTGAGAAGGCGACAGGCAAACAGCCTAAAGTCTCTCACAAGCAGATCGATCCAACGATGACGGCAGAGGAAATCCTTCACATTCGTGAGGCGGCTGAACTTGAGCCTAGCGTCTTCACCAAAGTTGCATCACGTGTGTACCTAGGTGCCGCTGATGGTGTCCCTGCTGTTGTGGAGTACACGTTGAACGCCCTGTTGTCTGGTGTGCATACCCACGTAGCAAACGTAGCTGGAACCTTCTACCGAATGAACATGGACCCCATTGAACATTATATTTCTGGTGTCCCTCTGTTGAATTGGTCTCGTAGAGGGAACAAGGTTGCCCGTCAGGAAGCACTCGACACGTTCCTTGGTACGTACAAGGCAAGTCTCCATGCTTCTAAGATGGCATTCCATGTGCTGTTGAAAGGGGAGAACATTCTCGACCCTCTCCAGAAGATCAACGAGAGTGATGTTGTCACATCCATAGGCAATCGTAACTTTGATGCCTCAGATATGATGAACATCTTCGACAACGATCTGACTGCTGGTGAAATGTTCACCCAGACCATCCGTAATGGTAAGAACGGCCTGATCAAGGCTGCTAGTAACATGAAGGATGAAGGTGCTACGGCGGCAGCTAAGAACGTACTTGGTAACACCGTGCGTGCGCCCTCTCGCCTACTGGCTGCTGAAGATGAGTTCTTCAAAGTGGCCGCTTACCACGGGAAGGTTGGTGCCCTAGCACGTAAACAGGCCATTGAAGAGATCACTGCAAAACAAGCATCTGCGATTGCTGATGGTAGAGCCTTTAACTTCGACAAGGAACTAGCCGCAAGTATCGATCAGAAGATGAAGGATGCTATTCGCGCACGTGAACTTTCTGCAACAGAGAAAGCTTCCATGTCGCCTGATGATCTGCTGGCTCTCCAGAATGGTAAGGCTAATGATGCCGCTGGTCTGGCTTATGCTGAGGATATCACGTTCACCAGCCGACTTGAGTATGGCATTGGTAAACACCTTCAGGCGTATGCCCAAGAGGCACCTGCATTTAAGTTCATTCTACCATTCATCCGTACCCCAACGAACATCTTCCGGTACACCCTTCACCGCACCCCGCTATTGGGTATGATTCAGAAGGATATGCGGGACGCTATTCGTCAAGGTGGCGTGGCTAGACAACGTGCATTCGCTAAACAGACTGTTGGTATCGCCTTCTGGGCTACTGCCGGGGCCATGGTTGCCACAGGTAAAATCACAGGTGGCTATCCTAAAAACAAAGCGGATCGTCAACTCTGGAAAGAGGCTGGTATTCAACCTTACTCATTCGTAACTGAGGATGATGATGGTATTAAGACGTACACCTCATTCCAACGTGCTGAACCAGGATCAACTAGCTTCGGTATGGTCGCTGACTTGTTCAAAATCCTTGAGAAACAGGATGAGCATAACGCTGGTGAACTTAGTGTCGCCATGGTGGCGGCGCTTGTTGCGAACATGACCTCAAAGACCTATCTAAAAGGCCTTCAGGATACCATTAGGTTCCTACAGGACATGGATGGCTATGGGGAAAACTTCATGGCTAACCGTTTTGGTATGTTGGTGCCTTCCATATTATCTCATTTCAACGATGATCCTTACCTACGTGAGGCTCATGGTATCGCAGAGGCTATGTTGGCTAAGACATCATTCTCTAAACGTCTTGATCCTCAGAGGAACGTCCTAGGTCAACCAATCCTGAAGCCTACTGAAGCCTATGGTCCTGACGATATCTCACCTTTCGCTATTACCACGTGGAAGTCTGATGTTGTACGGGATGAACTCATCCGTTTGGAAGCCTCTATTGGTTTCCCAGCTACGAGTAAGGGTAACATCGACCTGTTGTCTGAAGACCTACGGGTGTCTGACACACAGTCGGCCTATGATCGCTGGTTGGAACTCACAGGGACTATTGACGTTGGGGGTATGACCCTACACCAAGCCCTTGAAGACCTCATTGATCACCCTGATTGGGACACTTTAGAGTCTGATGACTTCGATAATGGTGAGTTTGCTGCCCCCGGTACAAAAGTTGGGCAAGTACGAGCATTGATTCGTGAGTACCAACAGATTGCACTTGAAGACTTACGTGATGAGCATCCAAAGTTGGACGAAATGCTTATGAACGATGAGGATGCCAAGGATGACTACAAGTACTCTGGAAGAGTTCCAGAAGCACTCCAACAATAATAACGAGAGGCCCCCTAACCGGGGCCTTTCTTCTTTCATATACAAGGAAACGCAATGGCTCTTCCCCCATACGAACTGAAGAATGGTGATGGTGTTACCACAAACTTCACCTTCTCCTTCCCCTACCTTGAGCAATCCCATGTAAAAGTCTTTGTTGACGGTGTGTCGAGTGCTTATTCATGGGTATCCTCTCAGTTAATTGAGATCACACCAGCACCAGGATCAGGTACAGGTAACGTTTTAGTAAAACGTGAGACTGATACTGTCCCTTCTGTAGACTTTGCTGATGGCTCAACACTAAACGAAGCTGATCTAGACACCGCTACTTTACAATCATTGTATGTGGCCGAAGAGAGCAACTACACAGCCAGTAACTTAACCATTACTACCAATCTTGCTGGTCAGTGGGACGGTGATTCCAAGAGACTCGTATCTCTAGCTAACCCTACAGATGTACAAGACGCTGCAACCAAGGCTTATGTAGATACAACCGTTGCCCCGGCTCTTGCAGCCCAAGCAGCCGCTGTGGCCGCTCAAGCAGCAGCCGAAGCAGCCCAAACAAGTGCTGAGACAGCAGAGACAAACGCTGAGACAGCAGAGACAAACGCAGCAGCTAGCGAAACAGCAGCGGGCGTGTCTGAAACAAACGCAACGGCAAGCTATGACGCTTTTAATGACCGTTACCTTGGTTCAAAGGCAAGCGACCCAACCCTCGACAACGATGGCGATGCGCTGATTGATGGCGCGATGTATTGGAACACCACCGACAACAACATGTACGTATATGACCTTGGCGGAACCGCTTGGGTTACGGTGTCAAACAATTCAACTTCAGTGGCCGCAGCAGCGTCGGCAAGTGCCGCGTCTACCAGCGCATCAAACGCATCCACGTCGGAAACAAATGCGGAAGCAGCAAAGGACGCAGCGGTCGTTGCACAAGCTGCCGCAGAGGCTGCTCAAGCGCTGTCAGAGACAGCACAGACCAACGCAGAGACAGCAGAAACAAATGCAG